GGCTTATGCTCCCTGAAATAACAGGTTGCGAGTATTTGTAAAGATGCTTCAGACCTAGCTCAGTTGCAAGTATTTTGTCATCCGTTTTTGTTTCGAGTATGTCCTCAAAGATTCCGTATTGTGCTTGACTGACTGGTTCTTCGAGTAAAATTTTAATTGGATATTCATAGCTATAAACAATCGTCCCTGTCCCTGTTGTTAGTAAATCGGGGATTAATAACTTTTCCGCAACGTTCAAAAGAAAATGTTTAGTGCCAACTTTGTCTACATTTTGAATACCGACAGTTTTGGCAACCCCTCCTATTACAACCGTTACATCAGTTCCAGCCATAGCAACAGGGGTGTAAAAAATTGGGATTGGAGTTGTGCCGCTTACTGTTATAGCTTGCGTGTATGGATCGGAGGTTGCCTTACCGCCTTTTACCCAGAGCTTATTAACCAGCTTCGACGCATCAGGAGTAAGGTTTGCCGATCCTCTTTTATAATTCTTGCTTGCTTGACTTAAAACTATTGGATTCAGTCTTACGGATCGGTCAAAGAAATTAACATCCAAATCCTCATCGATGTACCAATCGTAGGTAGATATTTGGCAGAGTTGCTCCATTGCGTCCCAAAGGTAATTGTCGCCAAAACGTATGGTTATGATTTTGGAGCAAGATTGAATATTTACCCGAGTAGCCCAAGGGACGTACTTTGTGAAGAGGTCAGTAACGATGTCACCTATGGCAGCATTTGTGTAACTTTCAGTGACGATGATCTTCTGAGTCCTCGCCGCGTAACTTATCCCTTGAATTTGTATATTGTTACGCTGGCCATCGATATTCCGAGGGGGATTCAATATCCATCCACGTGATGTATTTCCATCTTGGACAACCCTTATGTCTGACCCAACCGTAAACGCGTCGAAATCATCAGAGTTTTTGCTGTTTGAATTTATTGAAATTGATCCTGCGCGGTCTGTTGCGGACATTGACGTTGTGCAGCTATCGTAAACGATTAATTCCTGCTCAGCTTCGCCAGGAGGGGTAATATAGATTTTAGTGGTCACATTACCACGCCCCTCCCATTGTTAAGCCTGCCGAATGTGCAATTTTCCGACTTATGATGTCGGCGAACTCATTCATGCCGTTGCTTCCGACTATGGTTCCTTGGTTATTAATCGTAATTGATAGACTTCTCGAACTTACAGTTTGCTCATTTGAGGTCATAGGGGATAAAGATTTTAGTCTATTAGCCATTGCCATAGATTCGCTATTCGTAAATACTTGCGCCCCTCTTTGTAGGTTAATTAGCTCGGGCCCTTCTTCTCCTACCCACGTTAGGCCACCGGGCCAATAGTCTGTTCCGTCAGCGTTGCCCTCAATACCCCTTACAGCATTAAAGCTATCTGATTTTTCCTTAGTTGTTCGCTCAACAATTACCCTGGAAATCAAAGGAGCGTTCACACCTGGTATCATATTAATCTTTTCGATTAAACTATTAATCATATCGATAGCTCCGTTTACGCCGTTCACAAAGGCTTTACCTATGGCATCCCAAAGCTCACTAGCCTTTTCCTTTACTGTATCCCAGTTCCGATACAACGCCACGCCAGCCGTAACCAACGCCCCAACCAATAAAGCCACCTTAGCCCACGGGCTAAGATTCATAGTAAAATTGAGTGCCGCTTGTGCTAGTGTTCCCGCCTGAGTTGCCAATGTCCATAACTTAGTTGCTACGGTTACGGTCCCGATTGTGAACGCCCCTGCCGCTATGCCTGCCAAAATTGGCTCGACTACTCCCCAATGTTTCTCAAAGAATTCTTTCGTTTCTTCGAGCGCAACCCCAACGTCAGTAATTACTTTCCCTGCTGCGTTAAACGCAAACTCAATTTCGTTTTTGATGGCAGGCATGTTGGCGATAATCCAATTAAGTAAATCTTGGAAAATTGGTAGAAGTTTGTTGGATATCTCTATTCCAATACCGCTTACTGTTCCTTTTAGCTCATCAACAGTCTTGGCATATTTAACATTCGCGTCAACCGCATCCTGCGACATAACTAGACTTAACTCGCTGGCCTTTTTCTTCATCGCCTCAAGTTCTGAGCCTGTCATGTTAAGGATTGGCCCTAATTCCTCTCCCGTTGTGCCCAATAAAGCTGTAGCAATTGCATTACGCTTTGTTACGTCCTCCATACCCTGTAACGATGTTATGACCTCGCCAAAAATCTGTTCTTGGCTCTTTAGTTTCCCTCCTGCGTCCGTGGCTGTTAGTCCAAGCATCCCGAACCACTCCGCACCCTCTCCTGCGCCAGTTGCCGCTTCTAATGCTTTTTCTGCTAGTGCAGCCATATCGCCGCTCGCATCTTCCATGCTATAACCAAGGGATTTCATAACATAATCCCATTCCTGAAATCCCTTGGTAGAAAATCCTGCCACTTGACTAAATTTATCAATTCTTTTTGCCGCTTCTGTCGTATCGCTTACCAACGCAAGCATGGCCCCTCCTGCAATTGCCAAACCTGCGGCTATTCCTGCGCCAACTTTAGCCGCCACCGCTCCCAAAGCCTTCAGCTTTTCGCCAAACTCTTCAAAATTTAAGCCGCTTTCCTCTGCACCTTCACCCATGTTTTCGATTTCGTTTGTCGTCTGAATTAGTTGACGTTCCATGCCTTGTAGTGAGCCCTCAGCCCTAAGCAACCGCAATTGATAGGCTTGAGCCTGTCTGGATGTCTCGCCGTACTGTTCAGCAGCATTTCTGTGTGCAGTTCGCAGTTGGTCAACTATCGTCTGTTGTGCGCCAATTTGCCCTGTCAGTCTCGTTATGTTAAGGCGGGATATTTCTGCCGCATCTGCAACGCGGTCGAGGCCCGCCGATGCATTGGAGAATTCCTGCCCGGCAATTTGCATTCGTTGACTGACTTCTTTGATTCCACGGTTGAACTCTGACGCGCTAAGACCGACGCTTACGCTCAGGGCTCCTACTTCTTCCTCTGCCATACTTTCTCACCACCCTCATAATACGTCATCAGCAAACGCCAGTTGTTCGGGAGGGGATTCAATGTCACGAAAGGCCACATATTCTTTCAATGTCATGCATAAATATTCATTCCTGCTAAATCCCCATTTTATCCGACACATATATTCAAGGAGGTTAAAGTTTATTTCTGCGGCTCCCCCTCTGCGTTTTCACTTCCTCCGTCTTCCGCAGGTTCTGTCGTGCTTCCGTTAAAAGCCTTCATGATGGATGTAAAGATCATTGTCATATTGTTCATGGTCAGTAAGTTTTCGACGTTTTCTATTGTCAGTGTCGGGTCTTCATGGATTAGTCCAGCGTGCAGTAATAAAACAAGATGATCCATGCCTTCGATGTCAAACTCTTTGTTCATTAATTGCATGTCTTTAAAAGCTTTTACTACGCTGCCTGATTTTTTAGCGATTAACTTCAAACCCTTAATTGTAAATTTAATGTGGCGAACCTTGTCTAATTTGATCGGTTGTCCTATGTAAGATAAATCGTCAATATCCATTTTTCATCCTCCTAAAATATAGTTAAAGGCGGGGTTTCCCCCGCCATCAATTAAGCCGATACAGTAAAGTTTGTAACGCTGTTTGCGGCAAGTGCATTACCTGACATATCCTTAATATTCTTACTAGCGAACGCAATGTAAACGCCAGAAGCATCCAAGGAGGCTGTAGGATTGAACGTAACAATAGTATTAAGCGTATTGATCGTAACCGCACCCGCCACGGCTGTTCCGTCCGCTTTCGTGAGCGTGAAGTTTGCATCTGTCGCAAGTGCTGGTTGGATTGCCTCGTCAAAGGTCCAGACAACGTTGACGGTTGCTAGTTGATTTGTCGCCGCGTCAGCAGGGACGACGGTGACTGTCGGTGGCGTGGTGTCAGGCGTGATGTCGCCAGTAGTGAACCATCCCGATCCAGTGCCGGATACCCAGGTTGTATCGCTTTCGTCTGCTACTCTTTTTCTTAGACCGTCAGAAAGACGTTGAATTCCCATGCCGCTTAATGTGTCGGTCTGCGGTGTTGCTTTTTCCTTCTTGGTTTCAGAAGTTTCGTCGGATTCTTTCAGCATAACTTTCAGGATTTTATAAAATTTGTATGTCCCATCCCTCTTTTTACTCTTCCACATAACACAAAAGTATGGTTTAACATCGTTTGGACCAGGCGACCTGACTCCTGCAACCATCGTCTGGCCGCCAATTAACGCCTTTTCTGATTCGGTAAGATTCGTTAGCTCTAGCTCTACGGTTATGTCTCCATCCTCGGCATACAGGTCCACGGTTTGGTCGTCAGCGTGCAATGGGTCCATGCTGGATGAGTGTTTAGCCCCCGCCTTCATTAAACGTTTGGTAAACTCATAAGGTGTATCATAGGTTGTAGCACCTCCGGGAACGTCTGATAAAATTTTAGCGATTGAGAGTCTTTCTGCACCTATTCTTGGATTAGCAAACTTTTGTAATAACATTTCAAGCACTTACATTACCTCTTTCCGTAAAAAATAACCTTCCGACTATGCCGTGAAGGTTCCTGAATAACTCATAATTTTATGCTTGACCACTTGCCCAGTATCGAGTAACTCATCTTGGTCCATCGAATAATTTCTACCTAAATCGATACCGTGCATCAATCGGTTGACGTGCCCTGCCAATATTGAAAGACTCGACGTTCCCCACAAATGTATCCTGAAAGATACCTCCGACTCAACTTCATCATTGTCGGCGTGTAGGGCCTCTCCGTTGAATATCTCCTCATAGGTCAAATAAGGGTAAACAGGCGCGGTTGTGAAGGCCGCAATTCCGTCAAACATGCGTACCTTTGGCACAATTGCAATCAACGCAGCATCCGTACTCAACGCGGAAGCGACCAAAGGCTTTGCATTAACCATCTCTAATCGCCCTCGCTATAACTTCTTTCATTGCCTCCATTACCTCTGCTTTCTTGGCTAAAAAAGCAGGCTCCATGAACGGTTGTGCATCCATTTTTACCGTTCCGAATTCAAAAAAACGAGCATAAAAGAAGTGTTTTCCAGGTCCAACGTCTATATATCGTATAACCCCTGTACCCTTCACCTTGCTTACAACTATGTTATCTTTAAGATGATAGATAGCGTATTTTTTACCAGCTTTGAACTGCCAAGTTTGCGGTCTTTTAACTCCTGTTGGCGCTGCATCGCTTATCGCCCGCCGAATTACCATAGCTCCTGCGTAAAGCGCCCTTTCTTCAACCGCTTTGACGTTACCGCCAATTGATTGTAGGCGGTTGAGTAATTCGCTCATGCCCGTTAGGTCAATCCCCATCCATTACGTTACCCCCTTACATGTCAGTAAAAGTTCGTTATCCTTCTCGCCTTCATTAATCGGATCGCCGATAATTTCAAGGTATTTTCCTCTGAACCTGATCCTTTGATGTGCAGTTACGTTGGGATTATACTGAATCTTAAAAACTTCCGTTATTTCCGCGTTTACAGTTTTTAATCGGAAGAACTCGCGACTTGCTTTTGATATAGGTTTACACCACACAGTTCTCCAATCGTTCCAAACCTCGATTACATTAAGTTCATCATCTTGAGTAATAGACTTGGTTTGGAGAACTATACGATGAGTAAGTTCTCCAGGATTAATCATACCTACCGCCTCCTTTCAAGCATTAGGAAAGCACCCCTTTTTTAAAGGAGCGCCAATTGCTGGATGCCATTTTTATAGTTTAGGTATTTGAGGATTTTTTGTTCGCGTTTCTTAGAATAAAACTTAAATGTTGGATACCATTCCGAGAATGCTTTTGATCCTTTTGAACTATTACAACTTTGGCATGCCGGAATTATATTCAAGTGGCTATGTTCTCCAAGTTTATGCAACGCAAGGAAATGTTCCTGCGCTAATGGTTTTTCTTTTCCGCAGTAACAGCATTTATTATCAAACGCTATCTTGGCATCATTCCACTGACTGTCTGTTAATGTGCTCGGCAGTTCTCGTTTTCTTGTCCTACGTCTTTGGTTAATTGTATTCCTTTTTTCTGGGTAATCTTTAGCATTTTGTTTCTGATATTTCAGTATATCTTCCCTATGTGTTTCGTAATATGCCCGATCTCGTGCTTTTTTTAACGCATTATTGGCTACTCGATATAATTTTCCTTTTTCTGCAATCTTCTCCTTATTCGCCTCATAGTACAACTTCTTGTTTTTGGCAAGAACATCCTTGTTGGCGTTACGGTACGCTTTGTGGTTTTTCGCTATTACTTCCTTGTTGGATTTGTTATACATTTTTCTGTATTCAGATAGTGCTTCCTTGTTTTTTTCGCACCATTGTTTGTGATAACTCGGGTTGTTTATACGTCGTCGTTTTTCGTATTCCGCTTTCTTATTTTTGTTAGCGTCCCTATATGCTTTGTCGCGTTCAGAATTACCCTTGTGCCATTGCTTACAGCCTTCCGCTAAACAAAGCCTACATCGCGAGTTCAACCCATTCTTGCCCCTAATTTGTTTTCCAAAATACT